GCGCTCGTGCCTATGCACAAATATGGGACGCTTCGCACGCTGCTCACCGCATGGTCCTACACCGATCGTATACGGCGCCTTGAACCCAAGTGCGTCAGTACGCCCGATGGACAGACTATCATGGGCATGCTTGTGGTTGATGGGGCCAACTCCTACTACTCCCTAGCATTCGCAGGCTCGTTCACAGAGTCTCGGATACCCGACTCCATCGTCTCGACCAACGGTGTGCTGCGCGTCCTTCAAGACCGCGCGGTTTCTACCGGCCAGGCCAAGATGTGGAACAAGGGGAAAGACCCAGCGGAGATACCCGACGTCGACGTTGCGCTCGCTGACACTTACTTCCGCCTCGTTCGCCGAGGCGAGTTGCCTAATGTGTCAGTTCTCACTCGCACCGTTGATCCACTCTACCACTACGTCAAGGATAAACCCGATCCGGATTTCAAGCCTAGCGCTTTGCGCCAGGTTTGCAACCCCATCGTTTCGGGCAAGTGTTATGCTGCAGCTGCCTCGATCAACAACGAGCGCAACACCATCGCGCATCGCGTCGACGCGATGCGCAATGAGCAGCCAATGACAGATTTCCTTCGGCGTTGTATGGACGAGTTCGTCGAGCATTTCGCCACGGCAACGATCGGCCTAGGGCCGCGACTGCGTCTCGCCTCTCTTCAAGAGGTTTACGAGCGCCAGCCACGACCCAGCCAACAGCAAATCCTGGAGTCAGCTCGCCACACCTTTGGCGGGGAGTTCAACTCAGACGGAAGATCCTTCCAGAAAGTTGAGCCCATGAAGTCCGCGGCACCTGCGCGGAACATCACGACCCCAGCACCCGAGCAGAAAATTCTTGGCGCCATGGCGGAGTACCCCTTCGCCACCGCCATGAAGAAACTGCCCTGGTATGCTTTTGGCAAGTCGCTTTATGCTGTCGGACAACGCATGGGTCTGATCTATCGCAAGGCGAACACGTGCCTGGACACGGACTTTGAAAACATGGATGGCAGCACTGGAGCGGTCGAGCGACAACTCCAGCGCGACCTCCATTACAGAGTCTTTGATGTCGCCGACCATGAGGTTCTTGACAAGATCCTCAGCGGCTTCATCAACATCCGGTCACGCACCCGCCACGGTGTGTGGTTCGTACAAGGCAATGGCATCATCAGCGGTTCCGCCGACACTTCCACGACCAATACGAACGACAACGCTTTCTGTGTCTATGTCGCGCTCCGCCTTCGCGGCGACGCGCCTCAGATGGCATGGGATAACCTTGGCATTTATGGAGGCGACGATGGTTCCACCCCGGACCTCGAGCCCGAATACATGCTGCGGTCAGCGCAACTCATCGGCAAAACGATCAAGATCAATTCCATTCCCAAGGGTATGCCCATCCCAATGCTGGGTCGGTACTACGGGGAGGCCTGGGAGGGAGGTGACAACTCCATGGCTGACGTCGCCCGTCAGCTCGTCAAGATCCACGTCACCACCCGTCCTGAGAACATCCCCAACAGCGTAGTCCTCGCAGACAAAGGTCTTTCGTATCTCGTGACCGATGCCAATACCCCGCTCCTCGGGGATATAGCGACGAAATTCTC